GGCGAGCCCAGGACTAAGCTAGGTGTTTAGGCCCAGCAAAGACCTCGAAGCGGTCTCCAACCGCTTCATGTCAACCCTAAACCCAACTGAGCGAACCCAGTCGTGCTTAGGAGGGATGTAGTCCCAATTAGGGCATATACATCCCCTCTTACGGTAACGTGTATCGTTTTGCCTAACCGATATACGTCCCGTCCGCACATCGCCGCGGATAAACGCAAGTAATAATCCAGCAGGATTATACTTACGCCTCCGTAGCTTTCTGGGAACAGCGATGAAGCCGTCCCCGATTCTGAGCTGCTTAGCGTGTGGGACCAACCTATTGTAAAACAAAGATTGGGACCATTCGTCAAGCCGTACTCCGACATCGTGTTTGCGCATAAGTTCACGCAAACACTTTAACGGAATACGTAACCCAGAATCCCTTCCTTCTCCGAGCGGAACAAGTAAGGGGAAATCCCCAGACTCATACTGCTTTAAGTCGGAAAGGAGCAATCTACCAAGATTAGGTATTAAAATACCAGTCCTAGTAGACCACTCGAGAAAGCCATTCAGGGCTTTGTACAGAGAAGTGCGATTATTAAGAGCCTCTTTGACATAGAAAGCTCTTATGTCCCGACCCATAAAGAAGTCGGAACCACACGACTCTCGAAAGCGTCCTTGAATGAAGGACTTTGTAGCGTTAACCTCGAATCCGAGTAAATCGAGTAATCGAAGTACACGGAAGGCAACTTCAGGGTGACAAATGATATCGTCACCGAAGACGCCCCACTCTTCGGGAAGACCCCGAGGAATGGAACCGAGGATTCCAGGCATAGGCGTATCCAGACGGAAATGGGCAAGGTCGGACCGAAATCCAACTTTAACCGTCTCCGAACAGGAAGGTCCTATCTGGACATAAGGCCGCATAGGGGTTAACCCATACGACTTTATGGCCGCTACGACGACGCAAGAGAAGAGCATGGTCTGCAAAGGAAATGTAAAACCATTTCCCATTGTAGATACCATATTCAACTCAACGCTAGAACCATCCGCAAGGGTGGCAGTCCTACTCCGAAGTCTACAGAGAAGTCTGTAGAAATCAGGCGGGAGAGCCCACTCGAGGAGCCGAAGCCCCATAGAGTCCGAAGCAGACTTGAGGTCAATGGTAGCAAATCCGGGTGCCCATTTGGGCTCCGGGTTCGAACCTATTACCTGTTCAGGTAACGACCCAACTCTAGCGGCCTCACGGTTCCAGAGTTGTTGAGATCGCAAATCCACTCCGAAGAAGGAGCGGATCCGGTCTGTTAGGATAGAACCTAACCCAAGCTGATAATACATATTAAGGCTTGGCTCAACAGCAATGGTCCGTGATTCACGAACGTCTTTCGGAACGAACTTAAGGGAACTTCCATGAACAGCGAGAGGATCTCCATAGGTGGCCGAGCGATTTGACTCCGCTTGGCTCCACGTGGGTTCTTCATCTGTCCATGCCAGGTAAACCTGGCGCAGGACCTCTGACGTATAGGTGAGAGGGGACGAGAACATCTTAGTATAGAAGTCCTCACCCCGAGCACCCACAGAGACTCCAGGTCCCGTACTTCCACGATCCAAAAGAATGTGGAGGTTTGAGACTAGGGGGAATCCTTGCGGATTCCAGAAGTGCCAGATGAGCTCTTTAAAGGAGCCCATAAGTTCTTCATCTCCAGACGTATTCGGCGAATAATGCCAGAGTTCAAGTCGTTTATTCACGCTCATGAACTTGTCAAGTGCGACAGCATCCAAATCGGGACTAGTACTGGTTGTATGCAAATACTTCCAATACATGGCCTTCAACTGGAGGCGTATAGCCGCACTAGTAGCATCAACGTCGTCATATGCAATCGTACACTCGCGTTCAATGAACGCTCGGGCTTTTTCCGAAGAAGGAAACCCGGTCGAACCAACCAAAGCCGCAAAACAGCGACTAAGGAATGCTTCGTCAGTGTACCCAGCATGTGAGAGGTCATCAGCGAAAGCTGAATAAAGAGCGGTCGGGCTTAAAGCCATGATCGTTCTCCTCAGATCGAATGATAGCTTCTTAAAACAAGAAACTAAAGTCTACGTCCTGAAGATGGAAGTGAAAACTTCCAGCTCCAATCGCCGCAACAACTGTTGTAGCGACGATGAACTTGCGAGTTCTACAAAGAACCAGCAAGAATCGAATCGTAGATTTCATTCGACTGCTCCCACAGGATGCCCGCCATCAGTGACAGCGCCGCGCCGAGATTGGCTTTATCAGCCAAGTCAGCGCCCGCAGGCACAGGAATGGAGAGCTTCAAGACGCACGGCTGCGCCGGCTGACCCGCAAGGGGAATTACACCCTTACGTACAGCCAGTTCAAACGTGTTTCTTGGGACAGTGGGAAGCCTCCCATTCAATCCCAGAGCTGGAAGCTGCCGAATAACTTTCGGCCGCGTAAACAGCACTGTGAAGGGATAGGAAGCTGAGGACACGACCACCCCCGTCTGCGTACCGCCTAAGGCGGATACCGCATACGCTTTACCATTCACATCAGGAGCCGAATCGGCAACCAATGTGTAGGTGGGCGACGTGAAACCGGTGATAGGTGCGCCGGTAACCGGAGAGGCAGGAGAAAATGCCATTTGGCAACTCCAATAGGACGTGGTTAAAGAAACGCAAGCGAGCGCTGCAAGAAGACAGCACCAAGGTTCAACCATTTAAGGGAGAGCCCTGGTATCTTGATATCCAAATCTGGAATCAAGCTGCCAACATATGAAGCGCGCGATAAATTCGCTGTTTCGCCTGCGACCACGGGCATGAGCATAAAACCGTTAATCTTTGTAAACTTGTAACCAGGTGCGGGAGCCGACCAGGCTCCGAGCAGGCCCGCAGATTGCGTGCGCTGCGCGAAGACTTTCGACCCCCGCACGGTCCAAGATACATCGGTACCGGCATATGCCCAACCGTAGATAATATCACCAATATTGGTGAAATAGTCCACGGCCCACGAGTAAGGGATCAATTCCCAAATAGTGGGAGCAAAAGACCTAGGGTCAAAACCCAAAGCCTTAAGATCCGGACTACCAGGGTTTCTAGCACCTACTCGGACTTTACCGTAAAACTTTACGGTGGCTCCAGTTCGGTCAACTTGAGTCCTCTCACAATTGTATATGATTGGACCTGAGAAGGAACCGCGCTGAGTCGTTCTAGAGGCCTCATCAGTGTAGGAAGCACGAACCATACGGCTCGTGTCCTGATCTAATGTGGCATAGAGCGCATTGACCGCGCCTTTGATGTCCCCGAGAAGGGGTAACCAATGGAACGATCTTTCGAGCCAAAGTCCACCTGCAGCTTCTGCGAAAGACTTAGCGACTTTACGTCGTTGGGTCTTCTTCAGAGCAAGAAAGTCAGCTTTACTTTTTACATAACGCTGACGCAGCTTCTTCGCTGCGCTACTATAGCTTTCTAGGCCCTTAAAAAGGGCTTCTGCAGGGTGGCGGATTCCATGCAAGGTTTCCGCTATTTCGCCTAAGAAGACACCGCCTTGAAATTGGCGGTTAACTTCTGCTACTTTAGCGTTATATCTCGCAAGTGCCCGATTTTCGGCTGTCTTAGTACTAATAGGCGCAAGAACCGTAAAGGCAGGACAAACCGGCATCACCACACCGAGAAATCCAATACCGAAGTCCTTTTGGGCTTCATAAGTAGTGGACGGACCGGTGATAGGTGACTGGCTCATCTCAGCTTGGTAATAACCCTCTTTAGCGGTTATTATACGCTGAACAGACGCGGTGAGACTAGTAGTGGCATCTAAGCCCTTACTAATACGCAACTTCCAATCAGGCCAATTAGGGCCATAATTGATAGTTGAACTCAACGCTTGATAGGTTCCATTAAATGGATAAAGGGCCGAGTGGCTCTTACCATTTGTACTGGAATCAGTATAATAGTCATAATGACTAAGATACATCCTAAGATCTGTCTTTATTACGGTTTTTCCTTGCGTCACTAGTACCTCAACATCGCGGTTAGTCCGCGCGGGTGTGTCCCAAAGCTTGTAGGCCAAGGGAGTCAAGTAACTGGCTGGACCTCGTCGTATTAAACGCCGAAGTTTTTACCAGATACATACGTATCGCAAACTCAATGAGGTTGCGAAGGAGGGCGATAGCTTGCGCTTCGTCCACCCCAGAAAGTTTCTCGAGGAACTGTTTTAAGGTTCCTTCCGAAACGTGCTGGAACGTATCCGCGTCGCGCATTAGCGCCTTTAAGTCGTCTGATGCTGACATGGTAGCCTCCTAGGCTTATAACAG